GAATCCCCTCCAAAGTAACCACGGAAGAACCGGCCTAATGCCTCGACTCCGTGGTTATCTTTGTCGAGGGGATTCTCGGAATCTGACCGCTGCTGTTCTTTTTTGTGTTCGGGCCAACGATAACCCTCTCTCATTTCCCAGATCAGTTTCTGGCAATGAGTTCGGTCGATCATAAGACGCGGACGACGTTCAGGATCACCCTCCGGCAGGTGGAGATTCTGAACTTTCAATGCGCGCCGGATCAACGCAAGACGAATCTTCAACTCCCCGCCGGTATTTTTATACGCAGGAATGCGTAGCTCCCGCTGCATAGTCCGGGTATCGTCTGGCTCCGCAGGATCAGGATAGATCGTCCTGGCTACCCGGATCAACCCGGGATATTCGAGCTTGAGATCCTCGCAAACCTCTTTGGTATCGAGCAATTGCCGTCGGAACTCACGAATTACTCGGATCTCACCGAACGGGCCTACCTGAATGAACAGCACCACAAAAGGGTTAGTAAAGCCGTAGTCCACACCAAGGAAGAGTGGCCAGTCCGGGTTGTAGTCGAAGTCACCAAGGCTAACGTCTTCGTCAAATTCCTTCATGACCGAGCCGGTCTTGTCGGTGAATTCTGCTCCATACTGGCGCATGAACTCATCCGTGGTTAGATCCGACTCTGCTTCGAGGATTTCCGGGTCTTGCCTTCCCCCGGGAAAGACTATGTCATTCGTCCATGAGGGGCGCTTCCACGACTGCCAGTGAGGAAACCGCTCAGACTGCCCACGCTCATAGAGAGAATAGAGAAGAGATGACGAGGAATTACCTTCCGGTACCCCCGAGAACACAGCGATACCGCGACGGTCAGATAGAGTAGGCCGGATGTACTGACCCCAGGTGGCTCGCTTGTGCCGTCCGGCTTCAACCATGAGGACCCAATCCAGGCCATCACCAACCAGCTTGTCTGGGTGTTGCGCGCTTTTACCAATGATCTCAGCCCCATTAGCCAGTGCTATGTGTAGTGCACCAGCATCCGAGTTCTTGACAAAGCGAATAGCGTCACGGTCCAGGCCAATCTTCTTCAGTGCATCGTAGACAATACGGAATTCCTTCTCCGCATCCGTGTAGTTCGGGCCGACGATCCATCCAAGAGTTGGTGACTTGCCATCAAAACGAGAAGGCGCCAAAGCCCGAGTGGCCATCTCATAGCCACCGAACATGGTCTTGCCCCAGCGCCGACCACACCGCACCACTTTGAAGCGCGTTCGGTTCTGGTGCAAATCGCGCTGTCCAACGTGAGGATAGTAGTCCCAGACATCGTTGAAGAGTCTGGTCTTGGTCAGCACTGGGGCAGACATCACTCGGTCCCTGCTGTGTTGAACGAACCCTCGAGCTCCGGGGCAGCCACCCCATCGCCGGGGTCTGCCGGATCGATGGCGTAGATTTGACCCATCCGCTCCACTCCCGTCGGAACATGGGGAGCAGGCTGCACTCTGCCCGGCACTCCGCCGAACTCCGAAGCGATTGCATCATCGTACGAGTACGGATTCTGGAGCACATCCGTGCTTGTATAGACCTTCTTCGGCTCGGTATGATCCAGGCGAGGATTCAGACCGTATTGAGGTCCCACCGGTTCACTCACCTATTCCGTCCCTTCTTCTTGCATTACTAACGCCCCCGGACATTGCGCCGAGCGCCACCCCAGTCCCTCTTGTTGGTCTTGAGGTTATGCGCCCACTTCTTGGCAGCCGCCGGAACTACTGCCCACATGAAGCGGCGCTGCCGTTCACTCTTGAACTTGCCCCCTCCGTGTGCCCTCTGTCTGCTGGGCATGTTGAACCTCCGCCAGTGCAGCCCGGAGCTGCTCTTCTGCGACCACCAGATCCGCTGGCGTCAAGACACCCCGGTTGATCAATGCTATACGCAACACCGGATCATTACCGGGGGAGACGATTTGAGGCCCCTCAGCGCCACGCTGAGCCCCTTTCCGGTCCCGGTCCTGGCGACGCTTGAGGAAGTCCGTTGCTCCATCCTGGCCCGCATTGAACGGGTGCTTAGTTTCCGGATGCTCCTCGTGCCAACCATACGTCTTCCCACACGTCTTGCAGTGATCGTCCTCATTCACCGTCAACAAGCTCATCATCGCTCTCCAGAACCTCGAAGTCACCTTCAAGAACTACAGGCTCGTCCTGTGCTTCCCCGTCATCCAGCACAATCGCAGAGGCGATCATCCGCCTGGTGAAGTCACCAGCCTCAATCTCAACCACGGCCGTAGCCTTACCCTTGATGTGCTCGAGAATGAACTTGGCCGCATCCAACTTCGTCCGAGCATCCACGATCGGGCGGCCCTTGTCATCCACCTCTTCGCTCTGGATCAAATCCACGATTGTCTGCATAGCCAGCGTGACCTGCTCACCGATCAGTGCCTGCGTCTCATCGATCAACCGACGACGAGCCTCGCGCACGATCTCCGGGCTCAACCATTTGGGCCGACCGCCCTGAAAGCCACCGTTCTTGTTCCGGGGCTTACCGTGCGCCAGTTCCTCGATGTCCCAGTCTTCAACACGCTTGAAGCCCGTATGCTGGTAGTAGAGCTCGAGGTCTTCGTTGTATTTCTCAGTCCCGACCGTACGCCGAAGCCGACGACGAATCTGCTCAGGCTTGGTCGAAAGCTTCTCTGGATCCTTCGGCCGACCACCAACGTAATTGGCAGGCTTCTTCTTCGTCATTTTCACTGAGATGGCTCCCTACGCAAAAGAGCGGACCGCAAGCCCGCTCTTCCAGTATAACCCACTCAGTCAAGAGTCGCAGCGGGTCTCTCCGAATCATCCGGTATCTTCACGTCTTCTTCGGTAGGTCCGAGCCGATCCATGCGCAGTTCCTCTGCACGTTCCCAGTTGGCCTCAAGAACAAAAGAACCACGAGGGGGGACCACACCCGCGATCGGCGATTTACTCGCCTTTCTGCGTCGGGTAATCTCGCGACGAATTCTATCCATCTTCGGTGGCCGTTCCGTCGGACAACATCTCATCACCCTTGGACATCAGCCCGAGTGCAACGTGTTGCAGCATCGTGCCCCCGCTAAATCCTATGAAGTAGTCAGCGTTGGGGTCTCCGTCGTCATCGACACGGACCATTGCCCCCACCACAATCCAATCGCCCAGTATCCCCTCGAAGCCCATTCCCGCAGACCATTTCTCGATGGCCTCGCCCAAAGCGGCAGCCCGGTCTCGACGATCCTGGGGAGTAAGATCAAAGGTACTCATGCGAGATTCACCGTTGGACCTTCACTCATCGTCAGTGCCCGCTCGAGCCGGAGCTGACGAACGAGGTACATCGCATTGATCCCCCGTACAGCCCGCCCAGAGTCATGCTGCCGCCCGAACGGGTTGAGCCTTACCCCACGACCGAGCCCGGCACGCTTCGGCCGGTAAGACGTGAACAGAGCCCGCATGCCGTAGCGCCGTGTGGTCAGGCGAACCCAACGAAGGAACACGATTAGGCGGAACAGCATGTCATCTCCAGTATCGTAGCGGGAGGATCGAGGTTTCCGCGCGGCTAGCCGATTGATTACGGTTCTGCTTCGGCTTTGTTATCCTCGATCCCCGTTTGGGGCGGGAGATTGGACCCAGCCTTCATCGTGTCAGGCCGCTATGCTTAACAAGATGATGGACAAGAAAACTCCCGCCCCAGGGGACAACCGAAGACCGGGCGATAGGTACGGGGGCACGAATACCGGCCGGTCAGGGCTGCCCATTGACCATACCATCTAGTTCGTGGAGCCGTTCTTCTTTTTCCGCTTTCGCACCGGTCGCTGGCCTGGGCGAGGAGCTCGGCGCACAACCGGAGCCACCCAGTGAAACGAGGTGTCGGCAGTTGTTGTCGGGTAAGGCAAATCTGCAAGAACGGAGTCAAAAATCGGCGTGTTCATGAGCTAATGATGAGCAAAAAGCTGGAGCCCGGCAAAGAGAACCGAGCCCCGCTCCTCCTCAATCAGCCGAGTGCCATACCGATGTATGTCTCACCCTTTTCCATGGCCGCGCTCAGATCAGTTGATGCTTCCTCGCGGTCGTACATCGTCGCGTGAACGGGTTCTGCCGATCCTTCAAGACGCACACCGCCCGGCGTCAGATGGTCATCGATCGCGCTCTGTACCAACCCGAGCATGTCGTTGAGAGTGGCGCTGCCCGAATTCTGAACGGTCTGAGCGACCATGTCTCGAGCTTCCACGGCCCTACCCAAAGCATTGCCGAACGTGTTCTTGGCCTGTGACAGCTGAGCCGCAGCCGCCTCCATTTCTTCCTGAGCCTGAGCCAACCCCCCGAGCGCATCCCCGAGCATGACATTGGCTTCGGTGATTTGCCCGACAATCTCTTCTACGGTTGCCATTCCTCGTCCTCCGAGTCGATGCCCCTCTACAAAGGGCGGTTTCATTCTGGGTTCGTCATCCTCGCCCCTATTGGTCTTCGGATGCCAAAGGGGAGATTCTAATCCTGGACGTGGTCCTCTACGTTCTGGTCTGATGGGGTATCCAGAAGAATCTGACATCAGAGTCCGTCCATTGCTGATCCTTTGCGCCAGATCTTAGCTTCGTGCATCTTACGCGTGATGATTATCATGGTGTGGATCTCGGTTAGGACGTTCTGAAGTCCCACCTTCGTGTTGCCATCCGCCATCGTTCGGATGCTAATGACCTTGTAGACCGCCCCCTTCACAATCACGTGATACGCTGTACGCAATTGAGAAGTAGACCAATAATCCTTCGGATCACGCATCTCCGAAGGCGAAACCGGTGTCCCCCCTCGATTCTTGGCTTTCTCAACAGCACGAGCACGACGTCCTTGACAATCCCAGCAATCACACGTCGCCTGGTCATGTCCAGCCGCTTTGGCAATCATGAATGGTAGGGCCACCACCGCTCCCACAACCACCCCGAGACCAAGTAACAAGAAGCCGACGAGCTCCAATGCCCACATCAGTTATTGCCCCCTTTCGTCATTCACCATATCGAACTCACAAAAGCCCCGCCAGGCACATTCACCAGACGGGGCTTTACGTGTTACTGCTTGACCCAGCCCTTGCAGCCGGAGGTCTGAAAAACCTGCCCGTTCTTAACCACCGCCCGCTGAGGCTGTGAAGTCTTGTCAGCCGATCCCACGGCCACGACCTCCGAGTTCTGGTCGTCCGACGCGCGCACCACCCAGGCACAGAACCCCTCAGTTGCTCCCGAAGACCTGTACGTGCCCGCCTTGATATCCTTCCCCACCAACCAGTCTCCGTCCTCTACATACGGACTGGCCGACACCTTTGGAACCGCCTTCGGTGACGGGGTGATCGCCACCGACGAGGAAGAACCACTCATCACGGAGTTGACCACACCAGCGCACGTCGCGATCAGCATCAGAGCCGCCACGATGCCAAACCCAATCCAGAACTTCTTCATTGATCTTGCTCCTCACGCTCTAATTGTCCGAGGTGCATTGTAAGCAATGCTTGAAACTCCCCCGGAAACAGCTTAGCGAGGTCAGTCAACGCTCGATATCGGGCTTTCTCACGTCGTTTCTGCTTACGAGTAGCGGCCTTCCCGGCATCTGTCTGTCGCCATCCCCGCATATAGTCACTGCTGGGCATCCGGCACCAACTCGACCTTGAACTTAAGCTTCTTTATCTTTCCACCCAGCGAGATTTCCACAGTCGGAACGATCTCGTCCGGCACCTGGGAACAGGCGAGCATGATCTCACGAGCGGTGAGGAAATCACCCTCGCCCTCAATGGTCACCTCACGAGTCAACTTGCCCTTCACCACTCCTCCTCCATGAA